CTATGGTGCATCATTATTGCCCTGTTGTGTGGATGAAATGTGGATACAATTGGCACTGCCCTTAAGCGGGTTGAATGAAATCGCATCCTGCAAGTAGTCAGGGGAAAGATGTGCATATGTCATAGTTTGCTGAATAGTTGCATGCCCCATTATTTTCTGTAACGTCAGGATATTCCCACCGTTCATCATAAAATGAGCAGCAAAAGTATGACGCAAGACATGTACTGCTTGGCCTTTGGGTAAGTCAGGCTTTACGGATTTGAGGATTTTCCTGTAAGTCTCATAATCAACGGAGAACAAAAGACCAGTCTCCCGAGTTTTAACGGTCTTCGTAACTTCATCGGATAGAGGAATAGTCCGATGCTTGCCGTTCTTAGTTTTGAAGAAAGTTACCCGATTATGCTGTATGTGCTCGGCTCTAACGTGAAGAACCTCCCCCCAACGTCCACCAGTGCTAAGGCATAATATGGTCATTCTCAAAGCATCCCCACTAACTTTGCTAAATAGCGCCGCAATTTCTGAATGTGTCAGATAGGTCATTTCAGGGATCACTTCTTTCAGTGGCTTGATTGCACGGAAAGGGTTATCACCAAAAAACTCACCAACTTTGATAAGAACAGTAAACATGCTGCTTATCATTGTTATATCGCGATTAATTGTTGATGCTTTCACGCCAGAGTAAAGGCGACGAGAGCGATATTCAGAGAGAAACTTAGCAGTAAGCTTATAAGCTGGTGGATTCCCCATATCGCGTATCATGGTTTCCATAGCAGTTTTCCTCTTATCCGCATATTCAAGGTTTCGGCCTTCATATGCCCACCAGATTTTGAATAGCTCACTTAGCTCTCGATAATCGCGGGTTCCACCTTTCCATTCCTCACTATTGGCTGTCATCATGACGTATTTTTCAAACGCCAGCGCATCAGCTTTCTTCTTAAATACTCGTTGGATACGGCGTCCAGCAGATCCACGAGGTCTTACATCCACTTTATAACGTCCACCTTCAAGCGCCTTAATCATTGTTGCGCCCTCCGGTTAAACGGGGTAATTCTATTCCAGTATCAAAAACATAAGCTTTATAAATACTTAGCCAATTAACGTGTTTAAATATTAATACATTGTTACGTTCCGCCCATAGTGTGCGAGATCCGGACTAATTTGCCCGGATTCTGGGGCAATCTTTCCAGTCGTTAGCCAAACGGCATATTTTTCATATCTGGGCTGGTTCAAGAGGTTTGATATTGATAACCAGCTATGTGCAGCTTCTATTGGGTTGTTGCTTCTCTCTGCTTGAGCTATTGCGCGAAGTTTATCGCTTATGTTCATCTTCATGTTCCTCTGTCGGTATGTAATTTTAGGGGGTGTAGAGTGCGGGCGCAATTTGCCCCTCTGTGGGTATGGTTTTACCTGTGACGAACCAAAGAGCGTACTTTTCGAAAGGTGGCAGGCTTAGCAGGCGTAGCACAATTTCTGCATTAGGTATGCTTTTCCCCTCCTCGTATCTCCAGAGTGCATCGTTGCCTATCCCGAGCATTTTGGCGACAGCTGGACGACTAGTGAGTCTTTCACTTTCTCTCATTACTTTTATCTTTTCCCCAACGGTTAGTTTCATGCTGATTGCTCGTTGTCTTCCTTATAATTTTCTGGGTCATAAAGTGCCGGTGCTATTTGACCTACTTCCGGGGCTGTTTTTCCGGTCACAAACCAAAGTGCATATTTCTCAAAGCGAGGATGGCTTAGTATTTTTGTGACTATGTCCACATCTGGCGTAGTTTTACCCGTTTCATACCTCCATAGAGCATTTGTCGGAATTCCAATCATTTCAGCGACTTCAGGGCGGCTTTTGAGTCTTTCGCTCTCTCGGATAAGCAATAACTTCTCACCAATACTGATTTTCATATTGCAGTTCTCAACTATAAGGTGCGGAATTAAACTTAAGGGCGTTAATTTGGGGTAAATGTTTTAGAAAATACCCAGAAAGTGGAGATTTTAACATATGAACGAAAACCTATTGGAACTGTTGTTCAAGATTCCTGATCCGATCACTGTTAGTGAGTTCTGCCGCCGTACTGGTAAGAGTGAGAGCAGTACACGCAAGCTGGTGGATCGCCGTCGTTTACCAATCAGAACGGAAAAACAGTTATACGGTGACGATTTCACTGATTTCCGCTTAATGATTATGTGGAATGAATATTTAGAAATGATTTATGAAGCAACAAACAAAGTGCCACTGTTTGAGCGCCTCGGGTGGCGAGAGTCATGGTTAAAAAGAGCGAAAAAACTGGCTGAGGAGATGTCTTTACCGACATTAGATTTGGTATCTGTCGCGCTTGCTCAGGATACTGAGTCAACAAGAGCGAACAAGGCCAACTAAAATAGGAATCTGAAAATGAAACCTCATTACCAAATGCTAATTAACGATCTGCTAGAAAATTATAACTTTCGAGTTGCAGGTATTAACTCAGCATCAGCGGTTGCAGAAGAAATCAAAGAGAAGTCAGTAGAAAGCTACCAGCTAGATTTATATGTAGGCATACAGATGCTGGAAGGCGTCGCTCATAACGCTGGCGATTATGATACAGAGTCAGAACTTAGCATTTTGGCAGAAGAGATCGCCCTAGAGAAGATACCCAAGCCTGCGTGTATTGAACCAGATAGCATCCAAACTATGTGGAGATAACGAGATGGGATTACGAATTTATGCAATTGCATTTATTAATGGAAAATTAACACTATCAACCGATGATCGTGAGGACTTTTGGTTGGAAGTCAGCGAAGACATCGGTTGGATAAAATTTGAAAAACTGCGCACAGAAACAGAATTTACGAGTGATGGAGCGCTGTTTGTAGCCACTGAACTGCGTTCGGCACTTGAGCCAGTCCCTTACTCACTAGTTCAAGCACGATGTGTTTTGTGGCGTCAGCGGGAAGCTCTTTTATCTGCTGCAAATACGATTTCCTTTCTTCTGGGTCAGAAACGTTTTGATTAATGAAGTCTCGAATAACGGAAAGTGAATCATCGTGTAGTTTCACAGTAACGACTTTTAAAGACGCTGAAATGCTTCCATCTTCACTAAGAAGATTAATGGCATGTCTTGTGGCGGTAATAAGTTCAATAGCGGGTTCGCTACCATCAATGTAGCGCAGCACTCCGCCAGAAATGAGTCCTTCTTCATTAAGATAGGCAATATTTTGAATTAATTTTTTGCTATCCATTGACGCTAGAGCGTCGGGGATATCTCCATATTCAATGGTGTCTGGATAGGCGTTAACGGCAAGTTCGAGTAATTGAAATTGAAGATTTCTGTCAAAATTAGACATATGTATTTCCTTTCTTGGTTGTGTAGAGACTCCAAGAATACCACTGAGCCTGATGTGGTTAAAAGACAGGCATAAATTAATTTACAGCGAACTTGCCCTACACATAGGCAGGCATAGCAGTTCATATCAATAATTATTTACAAAGGTGATTATATGGCTTCTGTACGTGATATTTGTAAAAAACTAAGTCGCAGTAAGGCAGAAATAGGCGGTGTCAAAAAACGGTTAGAAGAAGGAAATAGCGAATGGGCTCTAAATCAGCTTCGTTATCAAATTCGTGAGCTGACTACGCTGGCTGATGAGTTGGAAGTCAGCATTACGGAGAAAAACGGATAATAATTTAGGGGTGATTATGGTCGGTCACGTCAATTCAATAAGATTATCCACTGAAAAGAATGACATCGAATTAATAGACGAGTCAGCTGAGGCGCGTGAGCGGCAAACGTTGATAGAGATGGAGTCATTAAAAACACTTATATCAGCATTAAGTGAACATCGAGAGCCTGAAAAAGTTTTAGTGAGGATTGGTGAATATATCGGTGTGCGAGTTGAGACTACGCATCAAAAAATAGCCAAACGGCAAGAACGTCAAAAACGTTTAAGGGGAGAATGATGGCAAAAGAATCTAACTCATTCACGAGCATGAGGAAAGACGGAACTATACAGCGTCGTGATGAAGGGATGTTTATCCGTTTAGAGGATATTCATATCCGCGAAGGCTTTAATAAGCGTGTTGATGATGATCGCTTGCGTGAAGCAGATGATGATCTGTTTCAATACATGATGCAGGGCGGCGTTATTCCCGCTTTAGAAGTTGAGCCAAGGGCAGAGGGCGGTGTTTGGGTTGTTGAAGGCCATCGCCGTACTCGTGCATACCAGCGTTGCGTGGAGGCTGGTAAGCCTATTGAGCGGATCGCTATTTGAACGTGTAAGTAGCGCTTACAGGTTTAAGGGCATTGATGCAGCCAAGATCTGTTTCAATGATTTGTTAAGGCGTGACCTTCCGATTATAGAGCCTGTGTATCTTCGCTATACAGCCAGTGCCTCTGATGATCTGGCGGGTCACCTACATCATATAAACAGCGAGCTATTGCGCGATGTTATAGACCGATTCAATGATATGCCTGATTTTGGCGATGCTGATATAGAGCTTTTAGCTCAGGATATAAGCCGTCTGATCGGTGATGCGGTCGAGTCTATTAACGCTGCAACCCAAGAGTTGGATGCAATAACAGTTGCACCGCATTTTTATAGCGTAGCTGCAAATCTTACGCTGCACTTCAAGCAGGAACCCCCGCAATACGCGAACTTCACGCGCAATAAACTCAATATTGATGAGGCTAAGAGCGCTATCGCTAAGATGATTGGTGAGCGCTGGTGGCTTAACCATCTACGCAAATACGCCAGACGTTGGCGAGAACACTTGCATATTGCTGCTGGTGGCGTTCGCCGCCAGTCCTCACCTTATTGCAGTGGTGCATGGCTTGCTGATTGGGAAAATCGACGCAAGCGGGGCCGAGATATTATGCGCGGCACCGAGCTGGAGGATGAAGAAACAGGCGAGGTTTTAAACCTTCTTGATGTTGTCGACAAAAGCCTATCTGGAAAAAATCGCATAGCAGAGCTTATGGTTCGTGTTAAAGGCTTTGAGCAATTAGCAAAGCTTGACGGACTAGGCCAAGAGAACGGCTATGTTGGCTTGTTTGTGACGCTCAATGCCCCATCAAAATACCATGCTTATAAAGTGACTGGTCATCGCAATAACAGGTACAGCGGAGCCAGCCCAAAAGACACTCAAGCATATTTAAGCCACTTGTGGCGTCAGATTGGCGCAACTCTCCGCCGCCGCCAGATAGGTACGTTCGGCTTACGAGTATCCCAGCCTCACCACGACGCCACACCACACTGGCATGCGATGCTATTTGTCCATGAAAGTCAGTTAGAGCAGTTTTGCGAGGTCGTTGAATTCTACGCAACGCGTGAAGATAGCGATGAATTGAAAGGGAAGCACGGCAATCACCCACGCTTCGAGATCAAGCCCATAGATGAAAATATCGGGAGCCCATCCGCGTATATAGCGCGGCACATTGCGCTGAATGTCGAAGGGTGTGCTGAAAGCGGAGAGATTGATAAAGAAACAGGGCTTCCTGTCTCTGAGTTAGCAAAGAATGCCTGCGCATGGGCGTCAATGTGGGGTATTAGGCAGTTTCAATTTGTCGGTGGCGCACCCGTCACTGTATGGCGGGAACTCCGCAACCTGAGTAATCATCCCCAGCCAAATCCTACCGATAAAACCATCGAGCAGATACGCCAAGCGGCTAATGCTGGAGATTGGAAAAGCTACATCCAGTTACAGGGTGGGCCATTGGTTTTGCGCAAAAACTTAATTGTCAGGATCTGGCGGCAACCCAAAAAAGACCAAAACGACTATGGTGAAACTCCGCTTGTGATCAAAGGGGTATTCGCGCCGGGTGTTAATACACCGCCTCTTGTTACCCGAACCCGCACCTACAGCATTATCTCTAAAGACGCTAAGTCAGGCCGTCTATCTATCGCTAGAAAGTCAGCTTTAACGCCTTGGAACCGTGTCAATAACTGCATTTCGAACAGAAAACACGCTGCAATTAATGATCAAGTTTCGCAATTAAATGATCCCGATCCTTACTTAAAAATACCAATCCAACTGGAATTTAACTTTGGGGAGGTGAAATAAAAGTTTTATGAGTAAGCGCCACGAAATAATAACGGATGGTGAGAATAACCATGTGCATAAATGCAGCCTAGAAGAGTAAAAATAGCGATGTGTTTACGCCCTGATATATATACAGTAAAAATAGATAACATGATGAAATAAAAGTATAATATTGATAATAAGGACGCCGATTTATCAGCGTTCATCTGTGGAGGATGCCATGTCAAAACCAGTAATTATGCCAACACCTGAAAAAATGATTGAACACGCCAAAGCGATGATTAATCAAGTTGAGCTTATGCAAAAAAATGACGCCACCAAGGATATTGTTCACAAGGCGATTATTCCGCGCTTGCAAAGAATTAAAACCGCAAAAATAAAGATGCAGCGTATGCATGATGAATTTATTGACGCATCAGCCGAACTTGAACAAGAAGTAGATAATTTAGAAAATGTTTTGCGGGAGGCTTTCCAGTGAGAATGATACTGACGGCATTCCCCCAAAAAGATGCTGGCGTTGTCTTATTAAAGACAGGGCGATTAACTCATCAATTTCATAGAGAGATGAGGCTTATCGTTACCGAAGCCCCCGAGGAATTTGCAGCGCTTCCCGTAGGGGAGCTGCCTGCGCAAATTCAAGATATTGCAAACGACATGGCCTTACGTCCGTTTTTTTCTCATCATGAAGTTATCAAGGCTGCGGGTTCAGAAAGATCCCTTGAGTTATGGGTAGATAAAATCCAGCACTGCCAATGGACGCGGGATCATCACGATAAAAACCTCAACACCGTAGAGCATAAAGACGGGGCAGTTAGATTGTGTTGGAGTTGTGACAATCTGCACTCTAAGCAATTCCATCCCTCATTAGGTGATATAGCAGAAACTAACCGCGCAGAATGGCTTGTTGATTCCGTAAGGCGTTCACTGAGGTTTAATGAAGGCCATCAACTGACATTGCCTGAGCTGTGCTGGTGGGCTGCGTTAAATCACTTAACCCATCTGTTACCTAGCGCCATTGACTACCGAGTAACGAAGACACCAGAGCCGCCAGCGTTTATAAACGGCGTAATGAAAGAGGCTGATATCAATCCGTGGCAGACCGACCCAGCAAAAGTTATTGCGGACAGCGTTAAGTTGATAAAGCCCGCGTTCAAGTTAGTCGAGGATAAGTGTCCACCAGCAAGTTTTATGTTGAAACCTAAAGCGATCCATCTGGAGTTGCCTGAATATTTGCAGTGGGTGAAGACGCAACCCTGCTGTGGGTGTGGTCAGCAGGCGGATGATCCGCACCACATCATCAATAACGGGTTCGGCGGGATGGGGACTAAAGCTAATGATTTGTTAGTGATGCCCCTATGTAGGATTTGCCACGGCGAGCTACACAGGGATGTTAAGGGGTGGGAGGCTAAACACGATAGCCAAATGTCATGGGTGTTAAAAACCCAACATAAAGCGGGTGCACTGGGTGTAATCGGGAGGGCGGAAAAATGACACCTTTAGAGATTGCATGTATTCGAACCAATGTTATTTTCGCCCTTAATTGTAACGCTAAGATATCCAAGGGGCAGTTAGAAGGATTTGAAGGGTTCGCACAGGCTAGAACGTCACGATATGGCAGGCAGCGTCCAAGAGCGGTAAACATCGATGGTAGGTATTATTGCCGAGCAAGCGATCCGGTACATGTGACGCCGACAATGGCACGTAAAAACCAATACACACCTATAACACCAGAAGCATACGAAACAGCAGGATTGCGCAGGGTTATTAACAAACTGTCGGCTCAGGAAAGGGCGTGGGTTTTGCGATGCTATGGTTATGACATGGGGGTAGACCATTACTTGCTGATATGTGAGTTCGTATGGGAGAGGATGCGGCAGCGGCTAGCAGGTAAGCGGGTGAGCCATAAGATGGTTGAAAGGCTTATTCGGCTAGCTGAGTTAGCCGTTGAAAATACGGAAGAGCGATGCCGAAACCCAGAAAACCCCACAATCTACGCGCCAACGTATGCAGCGCAAGAAATCGGGGTGGCGCTCGATAATTGGACTAAAAATTACAAAAGCCTCTGGAGAATGCTTCATCGCCTATGCGAAGAGTTAGACGTGGAGTCATTGGAAAACATTTTAGTGAAAATGTGATGCACATCACTAATGGAACTTGCCATTTGCAAAAGTCAACTAAATGGCGTATTTTAAGTCCTAATTTGATATGTTGTCAGAATTGTAAAGATAAAAAGAAACCCGCCTTTTGAGCGGGTTTTGTCATTTATGGAGTCATCTGTTCAGGCTTGCAGTTATAAAGAGCCGCAAGGCGCTCACGGGTTTTTTTGTGAGGTTTTGAGCCTTGAGCTTCCCATTTTGATACAGCAGATTGAGTTGTTCCCAGCTTCTCAGCTACATCATATTGGGATAAGCCAACATGATTAGATAATAAGATTAATTTGATTATTGTTGCAATGAATAAGGTTATTATCTAATTAATTTCTCACGAAAATGGATATTTTGGGCGAAAAAAAGCCTCACATCGAGAGGCTTTTGGGGAAATCAATGTGATTAACGCAGCAGAGTCAGTACGTTCTGAGTAGACTGGTTAGCCTGAGCCAACACAGAAGTACCCGCCTGTTGCAGAATGTTTGCACGGCTCATGTTAGACACTTCGGTCGCGTAGTCAGCATCCTGAATACGAGACTGGGAAGCAGTCAGGTTGTTTACGGTGCTGTTCAGGTTGTTGATAACAGAATCGAAACGGTTCTGTACCGCACCCAGAGATGAACGCAGAGAGTCGACTTTAGATAGTGCTGCATCTAATGCTTTTAGCGGATCTGTCGTGGTTTTTTTATTGGAAAGCTCAGTTCCACGAGTTACCTTGCCATCAGCATCCATAGTCGCTGAGTAAAGCTTGTCGCCATCTTTAATAACATATTTTGGGGCACCACTTTCAGTTCCGCTGTAAGCGCGAATATTTGCATTGTCAGAACCAGTCAACGCATTAAACTTAACTGTAATATTTGCAGATGTAACCGTTGTGCCATCAGTTACTTTTTTAATATCAGCTGCAGCAGTTAACTCAGTGCCTGTTTTAACCTTGCCATCTTTATCAATAGATGTAACCTCGGCATACTTGTCACCAGTATTATCATACTTTGCATAAATTTTTCCGTCAGTGCCTTTCATATAGGACGCGATATCTTTTGTGCCAGTTGTCGTTTGCTGACCTGCAGCAAGTTTTACGCTGACGCCTGTATCGATATCTGCTGTTGTGGCTGGGGCTGCTGCCGCAACCTTGCCACCATCTACACCTTTAGCTACAGAGAAATCATTTAAACCTAACGTTTCACGGTTAATTTTATTTAATTCTATATCGATTTTTTCACCATCATTGGCACCGACCTGAATTGTCAATTTGTTATCGCCACTTAAAACTTTAACTCCATTGAAGTCGGTCTGTTCAGAAATGCGATTGATTTCAGCAAGACGCTGATCAATCTCATCCTGAATGGATTTTAGGTCACTGCCAGAGTTGGAGCCGTTTTGAGCCTGAACACTTAAACGACGAATATTTTGCAGGTTGTCGTTCACTTCGTTCAGAGCACCTTCGGTGGTCTGCGCCAGAGAGATACCGTCGTT